CCAGAGCTGTCGCAAGAGAGTCGGAAAGAAAAGTTATCCTTGTTTCCCGTGATATCAATATGCGGGTTATTGCGGATGCGATTGGGTTACCCTGCGAAGATTTCCAGAACCAGCAAATTGTTCCATTTGTTCTTTGTCGTAACCCATAGCAACCAAGTCGCTAACTGTCTTAATCATACGGTGTGCAACATAGGGTGATGAGTGTAAATCTCTTGCGTGTCTTGATATTAATATTTCTTCAGTTGGTACTGCTTCAATGCAAACTTGGTCTTTAGCCTTTACTCTTCTAATAGTTACATCATAATTAATTGGAGTTTCTTGGGTTACTTCTTCATTAGTTTCAGGATCTATTATTGTTATACTTTGCATTTCAACTTTTTCTTTTACCATTTCGACATCAGGATCTAGCATTAATGCTTGATAAGCCTCTGGTGATATGTTGCTATATTCATGGGTTGATGCACTAATTGTGTCATCCCAATAAGCTTTTACATAACCAGATTTTCTAACAAGGGCATCTTTAAAAACGTCATACATAACTTTAAAACCAGGATTCTTTTGTTGAATAATGTAATTAATGTATTCTGTTTGTTGTTTAGCAACTTCAATGTCTTCAGGGCCGTGAGGTATAAACTCCACTACTTTGTTAGTACCAAAGAAAGTTCGCATGATGCTTGGTAGCATAAACAATACGCTATCTCTAACATCGGTTGATACAAACTCTGATTGCATAGAACTTTGTGCTGATGGAGAGTTGCCAAGATAATAGTCTGTAGCATCTGCTCTTTCTTCGTCTATTTGGTCTATAAAGTCTTTGGCATCATCCATTTCGGATTTCAACACGCCCTGCAACTCTTCTAAGTTTGCATTTTCAGTTATATCCATCTTTTTATCTTTTTTGTCGTATTCCATAAATTTTTATCCCACTCGTATTATTCTTGATGTCAAGGGTTTCTTGAAATTATACCCTAAAAAGTTCTCGCCACCACTAAAACTTGCAGCTGCACTTGCCATAGTTAATGCTAATGCATCTGCTTTGTCGGGCGATTTTATTCCTCTTTTTTTCATTTCATCTTTTGATTCTATTTTTATTTTACCAGTTGAGGTGTACTTGTAACTTGGTGCGGCTAGCTCAGATACAAGCTCATCATCATTTGGCAGTCTGCAATTACGCTGGGTAAGCCAATCTTTTATAGAAAACCATAACTCAGCGCGTAGGTTTAAATAATTTTTTCTAGTAGCTGGTGCTTCTGCTACATTGATTCCTCTAACGGGTAAGTTTTGTTCTGCAAGCCTATCAACTACGCCACTACCAAGACCAATAACATCAATTAATATTTCTTGTGGTACTTCTAGCGCCGTGCAATCATCGTATCTATTTTTAATTGCACCACATAATTGCATTAAATCCATTGATTTAAAAGTTTTAATTTCAAAAACTGTATTACCTTGTCTAACGCATAGTGCTGAGTTGTCGCCACCAAAACGAGCTACATCCAAACCCCACACAATAGGTGCTTTGGCAGTAAGCGATACATCTCTATCTATAGCATTTCTTGCTAGTTCTATTGGTATGACACTATCATCATCGGCATTTGGAAACTCTCCCAACACTTCTACTCTTGCAACGGTTGAATCTTCACCATATTGTTCAAGCATAGTTTGAAACAGTTTTTGGTCTGTTCCTTCTACGGTTCTGGAGTCAATTTGTTTTAAATTCCAAAATTTACGTTTAGATGTAAAGCTTTCATAAAACGGCCCTGTGTTTCTACGCGGGTTAGAAAAAGTAAACCAAAAACGATTTTCGGTTGGTTCTGAAAAGAAACCCTCTGATACGCTATAGATAGGAGCGGGGATACCCGATGCTTCATCCATTATCAAACATACTCCGTAAGATGAATGGATGCCTGCAAACGCATCTGGATTCTCCTCGCTCCAAAGCTGTGCTTGCGCGTAGTAATAACCAGTATCAATTTTTAAATCTCTTTTTAACGCTTCTTCAAACCAACCATCTGGTTTTATTGTGGTTGCGGTTTTAGTAAACCAATGACTGTTTATAGATAAAGTTAACCACTTTCCTAATTCAGCCCATGTTCTTGATCTAAGCTGTTGCTCGGTGTTTGCTGTAACAATTATAGTAGAACCAAGTCTGGTTGATAGCATCCAAAGTATTAACCAAGCAACCAAAGCCGACTTTCCTATTCCACGACCGCTTGCTACAGCAAGTCTAAACATTTCTGGGGTTACTTCGCCTTGATTTCTTTGTATGTGAGTTGTTAAATCTTTTAAAATTTTTTCCTGCCACTTACGGGGGCCAGTAAATTCTTCGAGGGGGGTGTCTTTTTCTCCCCAGGGGAAGATAAATTTAACAAAGTTGTAGGGATCGTCCGATACTTGTGGTGACCATATTTCGGTCATTAGTTCTTTTTCTGCTTCAGCTCCGTATTTCATAAATACTCTTGTTTATTACCTTTAAATATTGTATCAAAAAAAATTAAAAAATTTTAGTTCTACAGTTATATATAATATACCCGCGCGAAAAAATGCAAGGGGGGGTCAATCGTTTTATATCGGAGCATGATATTCAGATTGAGGGCGAGCCTTGCCGATAGCGAACTATCCGCCCGATTTGGTGTCTTTGTTCTTACTAGCCTGGTTGTCTATCAGGTTGTTCTTCTTTTTATTTGTTGATTTAACAGCGTTTATAATGCGTGGCTTATCTAGTGTGGCAGTATTGTCGCATAATCTATCTTTTGCGCCAGTTAAAACTTGATTGAGGTCTATGGTCGCGTGTACGTTTTCCACGCGATCTTTCCATATTTTTGGGTCTTGGTTCTTTAAATAGAAGATTTGAGCAACAACCGAGTTCTTTTCCGTTGCCGATTCAAACAAGGCGTTTGTTACTTGCGCCAAACCCCGCGCCTTACCCCTTTTTAAAGCACCCTCAAAATCAGCAGAGCGTTTTCTGTTGCGGTCTATAGTATCCCAAGAAACGCCTAAAGCTCGGGCAATCTGAGAGTTACCAAGTCCACGACTGGCTAAGTTTTCTACTTGCTCCAAATCAATTTTAATGCGCTTTCTACCTGCTTTTTTTGGTAGTTTTTGATCTGTTTTTGCTACTTTTTGCTCCATAATTGATATTTTTTTATGCTTTATAAACCCTTATTTTACAGCATTTCTTAAAAAAACCCTATGTTTTTTATAATAACTACTTGATATATAAGTATTATTTGGTATTATATAGGAATGTTAAACATACTTTAGGAGGTAAATAACATGAAGAATAAAATAACAATAGAACATGATGATCTACATTTATTGGTTTATGTTTTAGAAAACATGAACAATGCAAAAGGTTTAGAATATTGTTTAAGAGAAAACAAATCCATCATTAATAATCTTACTGGCAAGTTTAGAAAAAACATTGCAAAGAATTATGAAATATTAGGCACTTATTCAGCCAACCAAATTAATAAAGGTGTTAATTTTTTAGATGATAAAGAAAAGATGCACGACTTTAGAATATTAACTA